TTCGTCTTTATAATTGACGATATAAATGGCGCAGGTTTTATTCATTTGTTTTATTCATAAAGTTCTCTTTATTAAGTTTTCTTTTCGGGTTATAAATATATAATGAATTGTGTATTCGCAAGTTGTTTAGGTTTAAAAACAAGTGCTATTGAAAGGAATATTGACAACGTTTTGAAAGAAGCTCGAGATTCGATTGTTGGTACTGTGGATAAAATGGAAGAAAGTATTTTAGAGAAAGTAGAGGAACTTAAAACAGATATTTCAGGGGTTCTCACGAATGTCATACAGAAAGATTTGAAATCAGAGGTGGAAGAGGTTTTGAATAAGGAAACTTCAGCAGTGGTAACGGCGATTGATAAGACTGAAGTAGTGCCTTTATTAGAGAATGAAGACTCGATTATGATAGGAAGTGTCCGGGTGGATTTATCGGAGTCGAAATAGGGTTCGAAATTGAACCTTGTTGACGAGAACCAACATCATATAACAAATATACAATATATAATGATGTCTATGGTGATGATATTTGTATAATTATAATCATACAAATTACCTATTTCGTTTATTTACATTGGTGCGATAGGCAACCCTCCAGCGAGACCTGCACCCACGGAAATTGCCGCCCCCTGACGAGCTGTTATACCCATAGATGGTATGAAAACATCAAGAACACTGAAGGTTGCCGCTGCAGTCAAAGCTATCACGACAACTTCCTCGACGCTGAGAGACTTTTTAGGAATAACATAAGCAGCAAGAGCCACGATGATACCTTCAATAATATATTTGATGGCACGTTTAATCAACTCAGAAAAATCAAATCCGCTCATTTTATATTATAACTAAACAAAAAAATATATACAAGCGTTAAAATTACTTAAATATCATCTGTCTAAAAGATATATATGTCTTCTGGAGGTTTCGAAAAAAAGATTTTAGAAAACGGGCAAATTAATCCTAAATATATTGACCTTTGTGACGAGGACCCACCGATTGCCGGACAGAAATTCGCGTGTCTTTCATTTATTTCTCCGGAAAAGATTTTGAAACAGCGTGAAATGTTTCTTTTTGACGAATTCCTAAAACAGTGGGATTTCAAGAAATCGATGGACAAATTTTTTGATTTCCTTCATTTTATGGCTTTCAAATATGGATTGAATGTGGAGAATGTCATAAAGGATTATACTGATTTTATTGAGGAAGAGGGACCAAAATTAAAAGAAGAAGGTGCTGAAGTGGATTTCAAAAATTTCGTGGATAAGAATGAGGACCAATTGATGCTAAAGTTCAATAGGGCACACGAGTTCCAGACTTCTGTAAGAGGTCTCAAAATCCGTGGTGTATTTCCAACTCAAGATGAGGCAGAAATGAAGGCGAAGAAAATCCGCGAATCGGACCCAAATCACGATATTTTAGTAGGTCCTGTAGGATTATGGTTGCCTTGGGACCCAGATGCTTATAAGACGGGTCGTATTGAGTTTATGGAGGACGAATTAAATCAACTTCATAGTGAGAAAATCAAGAATGAGGCGAGAGCGAAGGAGGAATTTGAAAAGCGTGTCAAGGAATCGAAGAAGAAGGCGATAGAAGAGAATATTAAAAAGGCGGAAAAAAGCGGGAATAAACTTACCCAGAAGATTGACGAACAAGGTAATCTAGTGGGTGTCAAAGAGACAGTTGATTTCGAAAACAGAGAGCCGACCACAGAAGAGGAAACGAAGGCATATAATGAGCGCGTGGTTGAATTTAACAATCCATCGAAGGAGGATAAGGATAAAGAGGCATAATAATTTGTCATACAGAAATAATATAATCGTTTGTATAATTATATTATTTAGAAGCGGCCTCACTTCATAGCAACAATAATTCGTTGAAAGAGGGGATTATTACACCTTTGCACTTTTAAATCGCCGATTATATAACCCTGAAATCGCCAAAGGCGATTTCTCGGATATAAAAGGTGATTTATCAGTTGCAAAGTAACAGTTACCTAAGCGCATTCACAGATGCCGACCTAAAGGTCGGCATTTAGAATGTGCAAAGGTGTAAAATATATTTTCATACGAAGTGCGCCCTTTATTGTGCTACATAATATAATTGAATGGTTAACGACGTCTACGGGTTGAACGACGTGTTGTCTTACGCTTACGACGATGTATGGAACCACCAATCGATAAACTCCTTTTTCTTGTTTCTTTTTTTGAAGTGCCTTTAACTCCATCAAATGAGTTACGCCTTGTGGGTTTATATTCTTCAATAAATCCAGAACTACTAAATCCAGTATTATGACTTGTTCCTCTTGTCAATGGAGTTGGTTTGGTTACAGGCTCAAATTTCTTTAATTGTATTAAATAATTTCGAAATAATTTTATATTATCATGAAATAATGACGGGGAAAACATATTCTCTGGTTCACAATTAATTACTTTTGACTCTGATAATGGTTTCTTTGTCAATCTTTTTGTCAATCTTTCATTAAAACAAGAAGTTGATACGGTACTTAAATATCTTTCTAATTTTTCATCTTGTTCATCATCATCTTCAATTTCAAGAATTGTTTTCAAATAACGTTTTTCTTCTTCCGATAAAGAATCTAATTTTGACATCTTATATAATATCCATCTATTATTCCACCGTGACAACTTTGGCTAAATTGCGAGGATAATCCGGTGATATTCCTTTATGACAAGCACAGTAATAAGCCAATAATTGGACACAAACATTCGCTATTAATCCACCAAAAGTAGTATTCGATTCGATTTCACAAAAGGATTTTTCGTATTTGTCACAAAGAAGATATATACTCGCTTCGCGAGCACCGACTTCTTGAATGGCATTTGCGGTTTTATCGCGATGTTCTTCTGTAACATCGAAGAAAAGTACTGGTAGTCCTGGTTCTAAAAGTCCAAAGGGTCCATGTTTCAACGCTGATGTAGAATATCCTTCGGCATGGATTTGCGCGATTTCTTTTATTTTGAGCGCGCCTTCTTTTGCGATGGCTTCTTCTTTTCCTTTCCCCAATAAAAACGCGGATTTTACGGTTGTCCATATAGAGGCGATTTGTTGAATTCGTGTTTGATTCGCTTCTTTTAAAACCGCTTTTATTTGAACGGGTAATTGATGAAGGTCGCTAATTATTTTCCGGCGTTTTTCTAAACAAGTATTTTTTTGTTGTGAGAACCAAACAGCTAAAACAGACAAAACCACACATTGACTAGTGAAAGATTTTGTAGAAGCCACAGCTACTTCGCGACCGGCATTCAAATAAATACCACAATTGGTTTCACGAGCGATAAAAGAATCGATTACATTCACAATACCAATAGAAAGAAGACCGTTGTCGTGAATGATTTGAATACATCTTTGTAAATCTTTTGTTTCTCCGGATTGTGATAAAAGGACCACTCCTGTATTTCCCCGTTTTGGAATATCTTTCACAGAAAAATCCGCGCCGTCATATAAAGCAATCGTATCAAAAACATCCAACGATTTAAATATGTCCAGCGACCACAATCCAGCGTGAAATGAGGTGCCACATCCTAAAAGAATCAAATGGTCCAATCGAATTAAATCATAAAGATATTGGTCTAATCCGCCCAATTTAACGGTTGTTTCGGAAGAAATCCTGCCACCATTATTTATAGCACGCAAAATAGCATCTGGTTGCTCCATTATTTCTTTGAGCATCCAATGAGGCCACGGGTCGGGATTTAATAAAGCCTGTTCAACCGTTTTTGTTTGTGGAATATATTTCGAAAGAGATTTATTATATATATAATTCCCATCGGGACCCAGCTGGATTTCGAGAACATCGTGGTCTTTTAAGACAATAAATTGATTGATATATTGATGAAACGCGATGGGTTCTGACGCAACCATCAGACAATGAGTATTCGTTCCTAATAAAAGCGGAGAACCATTCCTAACAACCCATAATTTATCAGGATAATCTCGATGAATAATAAGCAACGCCCACGTGCCGGTTAGTCTTCCTACTGCTAAATTGACGGCCTCTAACATAGGTTTGCCTTCATCTAATAAAGACCCGATGAGAACCGCTACAACTTCGGAATCTGTCGAAGACCTAAATGAATAACCCTTTATGACAAGCTCCGATTTTATTTGTTGAAAGTTCTCAATAATCCCATTATGAACCAAAGCAATTTGGTTTTTAGAATCGTGGTGTGGATGAGCATTTACATCGGTTTTGGCACCGTGAGTAGCCCATCGAGTATGTCCTATCGATAAAGTGGTTTTATTATTGTCATAAAGGAGAATATTTTGTAGGGTATCGATTGCTGAATTTGTATTTTTGGATGCGCATTTGGTCGTGATAAGTTCTCCTTCGATTATCTGCGAAACTCCTGCCGAATCATATCCACGGTTTTGTAATAATTGTATTCCATCGAGAACGGCTTGAATGGCTTCTTTATCCGTTCCTAAATATCCTACAATTCCACACATAATAATATGATAGCCGAAAATATTATTATGTTCTTTACATTACAAATTAGTAAGTGAAACAATTGAAGCGCTTTTTGGTAATTTCTCAATCGCATACTTCTCCCCTGAACCCCTGAATCAAAAACGAACAAGAAATGACTGACTGCTGTGTATGATGGGAAAACTCAGTAGAAACTGAAGTGCTTCCTTGTAAACATACCCCTCGCCCACGATTATGCTGTGCTCCCTCACATATGGAGGCCGATATACGCGTACGTTGTAGTGTCAATACAACTATGCGATGCCTATATCCTGGATGTGAAAAAGCCGTGTGTAGAATATGTGCAGAACACGCCAACGCGCAAGATGTCAATGACATTAGAATTGGTGGTGAGGGCCCTGTTCCAAGAGTAACGATAGGTAGATAGATTACATAATCGATTTATACGTGGAAGATATATACACAGTATTTTTGTATCCCATTTTATGTAGTTTATCAGCGGCCATTCTTGCTCTATGACCTGTATTACAGTAAATCAATATACTCGTATTTTTCGGGTATTTACACCGTTGAAGAATTCAATCCGCACACGGATTGATTCTTCAACTAAGTTACCGGTTACAGATTTGAATAGAGCACCCCAGAGGGGTGCGGATTCAAATCTTCACCGGTATAATCCGTTTCTCCAAATCAGCACTTTGAATATGAATTGAACCGGGATAATATCCTAATGTATTACGTTCAGCATCTGTTCTAACATCCAGAACAACATCTATTTTTTTATTCTTTATGAGGCTTTTTGCGGTTTCACTAGATATTCTGTATTTTGAAATATCAAATGAAACCGCATATTGATAACTGTAATAAATAAATACTATAACAGCAATCAATACTAAACTCAATACAATTGTTCTATAAGAAAGTAGTTTTGCCATATATTATATTCATCTATATTTTTGTCGTCATCGTGTATATTATTACCATTTACCCTTTTTGACCGTTATTTGTTGGCCAGCAGTTTTTTTTCGGGTTTTATTGGGGTCATAGGCATCTCCGTCGTCATCATCCCCCATATTTTTCGAAATCTCCCAGAATTCTTTCGACCCCAACTTGAAATCCGGTCTAGTTTCCGCTTTATACCAGAAAATTTGGTCGTGTAATTTATTCGATTTAGCGTTGTTATTAATAACAAGACATTCAAAATTCTCTGTAGTCTGGTCCATAACAGAGCAGAAAGATTCCAACGTGGGAAACATCGAAGCATAGTTCTCCCAAATTCTTTTTCGATTTGTCATATAGGGCTCACGTAATATGAATACATAATCGATATTTGTTCGAAGATTAGGTGGTATTCCGAGTGGATATTGCATAGTAATGATGAGCATAATCTTCCAGTGTCTCCCATTCATAAATAATAAACGCATTAATTTGTCTTTTGTCCATCCTTGGTCATAAAGACAATCGTCTAATATGACAAAAGCACGTGGGTCAATCGAACTCCGTTTATATTGTTCTATATCTTTTTGAACTTGTTTGAGAACTACTTTTTGACGGCGTAAAATGTTCTCAATAAGAACTGAATTATATTCCTCATGAATAAACAATTTAGGAACGTGTTGAGCATAAAATCCATTTCCGGCTTCTGTTCCTGAAATGACGGTTCCAATAGGAATATCTTGATGATGGAACAATAAATCGCGGACTAAAAAAGATTTACCTGTATCACGACGACCAATCATAACAATAACAGGGCCTTTGTTTTCATCTGGTTTAAAAGTGATATTCCTCATATCGAATTTCTTTAATTCCAACGTCATTTGTATATGTATATAGGACGATTGTATTTGTTATATATTAGACGCAATTATTCTCTCTACAAAATCGTTTAAAAAATCGTTTTTTAATCATGTAAATACATAAATGACTAAATTCCAGTTGAATTATTTCAAACCAAAAAAGGTGGATTTAGAAGATTTAGCGAAAGAATCCGAAGATCAAAATACATTTTTAATCGACGGGTTTCAATATTATCAACCACTTTACAAAGAATTTTTTGAATTGTCAGAAAGTAATTATAATTCGATTAGTTTTAATCATCGATTCCATATAACTGGTTTGACTACTATTTGGGATAGCAAATTATCACAAGAAAAAGATGCTGAATTATTTATAAAATTTGCGCCTTTGTTAGACCCAGTTCGTTATTTGATTGGTAGATATAAAACGACTGATAATTTGACCGTTCTCCCTTCTTATAAAGAAGAGAACCCCTGTCACGAAAAATTGGCCGGTAAGGACAACGCCAGTTATATAGATAATTTTTTTTGTTATTTATCAAGCCAATTATTGAATGAACATGGGGTTCTCAATGGAATCGATTATTATGGTTCTTTTTTAGGGGTTCAAAAAAAATTTCGAATGAATTTGGCGGATGATATTGACTATTTGAATCAATCGGAATATTTTAATTCAAATCGAAATATTAAATATGAAGTCGACCCAATAGAGAACCCATTCGCTAATTTTGGTTCTCGCAATAATAAAAATAAATTAGTCATTCATAATGCTTCCGAATCTTCTTGTGTTTCTTTAGAATTAGATGAATTAGAACCTGTTTTGGAATATGTTTGTGAACCAATTGAAGAGATTGTTATAGAAGAGGAGGATTGTACTTACGAAAAAGAATCTGTTGTTTCATCGGAAAATACTTCCAACAATAGTGAAGTGAACTATAGTAGCGATGAAGATAATGATGGCGAAGACGAAGATGAATCAAAAACCGAAGAAGACGATGAGGATGAGGTTGATGAGGCGGACGACGATGAAGATGAGGATGAATCAAAAACCGAAGAAGACGATGAGGCGGACGACGATGAGGATGATGAAGAAGACGATGAGGATGAGGATGAGGACGACGATGAATCAGAAGTGCCTTTGAACGCGTATATTTATGATTTTCCGGTTCAAATGATTTGCCTAGAGAAATGTAAGGGAACTTTGGATAAATTATTTGTCAAAAAGGCCCTAGATATAGAAACGGCGGCAAGTGCGTTATTTCAAGTAATTCTAACGCTTTTTGCTTACCAACGCGCATTCCAATTTACACATAATGACCTTCATACAAATAATATTATGTATATTGATACAACGGAGGAGGATTTGTATTATAAAGCTGCGGGAAAATTTTTCAAAGTGCCAACCTATGGAAAAATATTCAAATTGATTGATTTTGGCAGAGCCATTTATAAATTCCAAGGCCGTATTTTCTGTAGTGATAGTTTTGCCCCAGGCGGAGATGCTTCTACACAATATAATTGCGAACCCTTTTTCAACCATAAAAAACCGAGATTAGAACCGAATATGAGTTTCGACCTTTGTCGATTAGGCTGTTCTATTTATGATTTTATTTTGGATATAGATGAACAACTAGACCCTGATAATGAACTCGATATTCTTCAAAAAACCATTATAGATTGGGTTTCAGATGACAAAGACAAAAATGTTCTCTATAAATCAAATGGCGAAGAAAGATATCCTAATTTCAAATTATATAAAATGATAGCTCGCACAGTTCATAATAAAACACCCGAAGACCAATTCAAAAATCCGCTTTTTGCTTCTTTTGAGATTCTTAAAAAAAATATACCAAAAGGTGTGGTTATTATGGATTTAGATGCTCTTCCGGTTTATATATAATATTACCTTTATGACACCCCCGTATAATGTTCTCCATAAACCCCATCCCCAAATTGTCATAAAGAAATATTTACCTTTATGACAC